TTGCCTTTATTTTTCCTGATGGATCTGGGATTGCAGAAAACTTTATCTTGTCAGTCCCTATCTTTGTCTTTTCTTCCTTAGTATTAGACTCTAACTTCGGCCTAGATGCAGATACTTTATAAAGAACATGCCTTACCTTATTTTTATCTCCATTAAATTCAAAAGCCAGTGCAAAGTTATTAGCTCTTGCATTTACATTTTCAACGATCGCTCCATTTTTGTCCTTGGTATACCCTAGAATTTTTGTCTCGAAATCTTCATTTAAGGTTGCTATCTCAAGCTCTCCTTCGTAGCCATTGTTTGTAAATTCATTGTAATAAATCACGTCATCAGCGTAAAATGGATTGCTGTCTCCTGAAGGGTCTAAAGATAGGCTTACCGCACCTGGGAGCTTGAATCCTTCCCCGTATGTTAACTTGCCTGCCTCTTCCTTTTGAATTGGGAATATATGGACATTGCTTAATCCAAATCTTACTTTATTTGTTTCTCCTGCCATTTTGTACCTCTTTTCTAAATATAATATTTTATTAAATACATATCTTCTGAATCAATGTATATGTCTTCAGACTTTTCCCAAACTACTTCATTTTTGTTCAGGATACTTTCTATTTCCTGCTCATTTTCCCTTGATTTAATAGTGAAGTAATACTCTATAGTATATTTATATTCACTGTGATACACACTATCATCAGCTATATAGTTATCTGCTCCTCTAGCATAATAAATCAAATACGGAGGGTTCGTTACACTACTAAATCTCATATATGCTGCAGGAAGATTTATTTCTTCTAAAATCTTCTCTATAGGTTTCATTTTTCTAACCTTTCAGAAATTCTTTTCAAAAGTAGAGCATTTGCCTTTTCTTCATTCTTTAAGATATGAGGAAATGCCTTTGTCCTTGTTTTTCCATTTCTTGTCATATGTCCATGTTCAAGAAGGTGGGTTAACTGGCCTTTTTCATTGTAAACAGTTTTTACTTTTCTATTACTTTCAGTAACTGTTTTTTTAGATGTCCAAGACTTAGCATACTTGCCAGTTTTTTTTGGGCTATCTCTTTTGAGATCTGCGACTAGATCATCTGAAGTCTTTTCAATTTCTTCATCAAGAATCTCACGTACTTCTTTGCTATAGTCCTCTAATATTATTTCTAGCTGTGCTTCAATCGATTTTGCCAAGTTTACCACCTACTATTAATTCTATATAGTCATCCTTTTTATATGTTCGTAAAACCGAATATAATTGGCCATTATATTTTATTTCACTCTCCCCACTATATTCAAATTCATTCATTGTTATGGTATAAGTGGGCCTTAATCCGGTTATTGCAGCATTATAAATCTCTCCTCTAGAAACTGAATCCACTTTACAAAAAACTTCTGCAGATTTATGCTTTTTAATCTGGTTTAATTCTTTGTCAGAAGTAATCTCAACTTGCAAAAGCTCTATAACATCATCAAATCTTTTCATTTTTTACACCTGCTTTTATGTAAAAATTATTCAATCTCCACTTTAAATGGCGAGGAATATCCTCGCCACCTTTATACCTGAATTCTGCATAATCGATCAGAAATGCTATATGGCTTTCATTATCTAAATCAAGCTCAATACCTTGCATCTCTTTTAGTTCGACTTTTACTGATTCGATTGTATTTTTTAAAATTATATCTCTTTTACTTGTCGAAATTCCTAATTTCAATTTTAGAAGCTCTAAAACTTCATCCATATGAATTATTCTCCCTTGTCTTCGCTCTTTCTTTTACTGGACTTTTTTCTCTTTTCTGGCTTTTCACCTTCTTTTAGGTCTATATTATCAGAGCTGTTTTCTGAGTCTGGATTACTAGAATCTGCTTCATTCCTATTTTCTAAATCTTCCTTAGAGATTTTGGCAACTGGAACTACCCAGTCGCCACCTTTTTCTAGTATTTCAAAATATCTTTCCTTGCTGACCTCGAATCTCTCTCCGACTTTTCTATATACTCCTTCTTCCTTGTCCTTAAAATCATATACAGCACATACTGTAATCATTTAAAACCTCCTATACTTCACTGCCCTTTGCAAACTCTAAAATCTTTGTAACGTCCTTATTTTCTATGTTTACTGCAATAAAGGCTTCGGCTATGATTGGTCTTCCATCATATCTAGCTGTTCCCTTAAATAGAGTATTGTCCTCTATAAAGTTAGCATGTTCAGATGCAGCGAATGTCGCTCCTGCTCTTTCTCCAAGCAAGTATAGTTCACCATATCCACCAATCATATCTCCTTCTGGAACGAATGGCAGTGTTATTATTTCGCCACCAATGACCGGCATTTCATTATTGATCTTGGCTACGATAGCCCCGGATGCATCAAAAGTTAATGCCTTTGCCATCAGCTTATTTTTAGTTGTGTCATTCATTACCCAGAACTTTTCTTTAGTTGCATAGTTTGATTTTAGTCCTGATATGCCTAAAAGAAGCTTAGTAAAGAAGTCTGCCCCATTAGCATTTTCTAATTTAACTAAGTTGCTTACAGATAAGTTCTCCCACTTTCTGTCCTTATCAGAGTAACCTTCTGGCTTAGTAGCCTGAGCAAGCCTTGTTACAATTCCAAGTGGCATTTTCTTTCCTGTTCCGTATAATATAGCCTTATCTATTGCTAGTCCTATTGCCTGGCCTAACATATACAGTATTTCATTATACAAATCTACAGGATCTGCATCTTCTAATGTAGCATTGCAAATTGGAATAAATCCACCAACCTTGTAGCCGTCAATTTCTATTTCATTAAATCCAAATGAAAGTTCGCTTAATTTGCTGCACGCTTCCATCCATATAGCTTCTGGAATGCTACCAGCAATTGTCTGTCTGGCCTTACCTGCAACTTTTCTTAATCTTACTTTACTGATTAACTTTGAATATTCATGAAGAGAATCTCTTAAAAGCTCTAGAGTAACTGTAGGAATTAGCAGGTCTGCTTCTTTGACTCCCCTAGTTTCCCTAATTTTATTTTTTGTTCTTTCAAGAAAGTCCTTTACGTCATCTCTTTCCACATGTGATTTTAAAGTTTCCCTAGTGTTTCCACCGAAATATTTTCTTCTTGTCATTGATACTATCTCCTTTTCTTCTTTTGCTTTTTTTCTTTCCTGAATTGGTTCTGCTGGTTCTGGCTCCCCACTTGGCACCCCAGGTTCATTATCTTCTAGCTCATCAATCTCTTTTTCAATATCGCCTATTTCTTCTTCAAGGCCTTTGACATTATTGTCATACTCCTTCTTTTCTGCTTCAAACTTGTCAATCATTTCATCAACAACCTTCTGCTCTTCTTCGGTCTTGACTTCTTCAATAGCAGCTTTTAACTCTTTTTCTCTTTTTGCAAAGTCTTCCCCCTTCTTCCTAAGCTTCTCTAGCTCATCTTTTAGTAGTGTTTTCTTTCTTGTAAGCATTATTTTTCTTAACATATCTTTTTCATCCTTTCTTTACTATCAAGCTTCCACTTTTCTATACTTCTACTTTTTATTTCCTGGCATTGTTTTTCTCTGGCCTGAACACTTGTGTCTTCATAGGCAGGGAAAGTACAAATACTAACTTCATGCAGTATAGCTTCTTCAATGGCCCATTTTATACTTCCATCGTCTCTAATTTCTGTGGATTCTTTCACTATATCAAAGCCAAAACTACACTGATCTATATCTCCTCTTTTTACCCTGGAATATAAATTCATAGCATCGCTATCTTCTTCATTAATTTTTATTCGACCCCACAAGCCATAATTGTCAGCTCTTAAATTTAAAGTAGCTGCCTTTGTTCTTCCAAGGACATATTTACTATCGTGATTAATTAGGGCTCTAATATCAGAATTTATAGAGTTGTCAAAAGCACTTGCCTTTATTTCCTCAAAGCAGCCCTCCCACAACTCAGTTTCTTTTCCAAAAACAGCAAAGTAGCCCTCAATGAATTTGCCCTCATTTTCATCACTTCTTATTTCCAACTTGGTCTTCACATTTCTGTTTTGTATGTTTCCTTTAAGCATCTTCTTCACCCCCTTTTAGCTTTTCTTGCTGATCAATCATGTTAAGTGGGATGTAGTTTTCTAAAATCACAAGCTCTGAAAGCCCTTCTTTTGGTGAAAGACCTACCCAATCCCTAACTTCATTGCCAGTCATTATTCCTCTTACGTACATAGTTGACCCAATTTCTGCAAGTTCTTTTAGTGAGTAAGTGTAAAGCGACCTGGAGTTAAACTTAAAATATAGGTTTGGTGAATATAGTAATTTTTTAGTAAACTCTTGTTCGATATTTTTTGCTATACTCATTATCCTGCTACGAATAAAATTATTGTATTCTTCTGCATTAAAAGTCCCAACCCCAAGTAAAAAAGCAGGAATATTTAAAATCCCTGCCACAGTTTTCTTATCAATTTCAATTGTATCTTTTATAGCTATATCATTTAAAGTTAATGGCTTTACCTGCTGAACTTCTAATAGTTCTGCAGGAATTATCCAGGGTTGTCCCTGCTTTGAACTTTCTAAATACTTATGATAAACCCCATCTCTACCTTCTTCACTTGCAAGCTCGGCAACAGTTGAATCTACTTTTACAATAAGAGATGGAACAACTCTATTGCTCATAAATTCATTTGTGGTTTTGTTTGCCTGCTTTATGTTTTTTGCAACATCCTTTAAAACAACCCTATATGACTCTCCCTCAAATGGAACTCTTTGCTTTGGATTAATCATAAAGTGAAGTATTTCATCAGAATTGTAATAGATATTCCCAACTCTTACCCCATATCCAGTATTGTTTTTTTGTAAAAAGCCATTTGTGATTGGAATCAAGTCCTCTAATATCCCATCTCGGCTTATTTTTGGATATACAAAAACATTTCCTTCTAGCATCAGTGACTTTACCAGCCAGTGCTTAAAATTAAATCCAGTCATCAGTGAATATGGCTCTATGTCAATTTTTTTAGACAATTGATTTCTAACCCTTACATCGCCATCTTCTTTATTTTCCATAAGATGGATTGTCATTGATGCTATTAGATCAGCAATCCTTTCTATTCCTGACCTAACTTCAGGACAGTCACTTAACCTGGTGTAGCCTTGAACATATAAATCACTGTCCGAGCTTATAAATTGAATCATTGGGCTTTTGGGTTCTGCCCTGGTTTTTTTGTTTTTAAATTTTTCAAACATAATACCTCCTAGTTTTCACTATTTTTATTTTTCAGCCATTTACTTGCTGTGTTTGACTTTTCCATATTCTTAAGCATTCTACATGCTGCAAAAACAGATGAATCAAATAAGTCTATTCTCATTTTAGGCTCTATCTTTTCATATTGGATCATATCATCTGTTTTTTCTATGCCATGAACATTTTCAACGCAATACTCAAAGGCCCTAGAATGCATATAATATAAATTCCCACCTATGGCCTTTTGCTCAATTCTTCTAAATCCTCTTGTCTTATTTATAAATAACTGTGGCTCGTCTTTTATGTTAAATCTCTGCTGTTTCATATATAAATAAAATTCTTCTGAAAATTTTCTATCAAAGCCTATCTGCTTAATATTAAATCCTAGATCTCTCATCTTGCAAAACCATTTAACTATATCTGTGTGTTCTGTGATATCCCCATTTGTCATTGTAAGGTCGCCATCATCTAACCATTCATAAAGTGGGATGGAATCTTCTTCTGCTTTCAAATGTGCTCTTGTTGATGGGAAAAAAGCATGTGTAATTATGATGTCAACATCACCGCATCTAGCATATAAAGCAGCTGCAGTTAAGTCATGCATTTTTGATAAGTCTGCCCCTCCAAACCATTCCAACTTTAACTTTAACAAATCATTTATGGTCCAATTATATTTTTCATCTGATGCCTTGAAAGTATCCAGATTGAAATATGATTTCATTGATGAAGTATATACATTGAGTGATTTTGCAAGAAAGTCTTTTCTCTGCTGAGGATCATTAAGGGCCTCAATTGAATCATTTAGCATATCTTTTGGCCTTATAGTTACACCATATCCAGGATTTGCCATTTCGTGAATTTTTGGATTTGTAAAATCTATGCTTCCATCAGGCTCCTTGTCTGCCTCAGCTTTAAATATAAATAAATCATCATTTTCTATTTGACCATCTAAAATCTTATCTGCATATTGAAGTCTTCTGTAGTAGAAGCTATTAATATTATCACCCGCTGTTGAAATTCCTATCATAAGCTTATTTGTGTAAGCCTTCATAGCTTCTTTAATAATATTATATTGCTTTGGAACTTTGAAGGCATGGATCTCGTCGCATATAGCCAAATTACAGTTAAGTGAGTCTTGCCTATCTGGATTAGCAGCCAAGGCCTGGATAAACATGCTTCCTTCACTTCCAAAGTCTGCTTGAATTGAGTGTTCTTGATTGTTATCTATAATTCTAAATAAATCTTCCTCACCCATTGATTTTATATTCCAGTTTATAAAATCAAAACTTTCAAGAGACTGCTTAAGTGCAGCAGATGCAATATAACATTTACTCCCTGATTTTCTATAATACAAACTAAGGGCCCAGGCAAGTGCAGCTGCAAATGTAGTCTTTACATTTTTTCTTGGAAGATGAATAAGGGCTTCTCTTACAACTCTTTTATTAGTGCCTTTAAAATAAAACCCCATTATTGCATAGATTATATATTTATGAAAATCTTGCAACAAAAAAGGACTGCCACGCATTGGCACCCCCTCAATGTTTTCCCCCTGTTTATGAACAAAGGTCTTTTCAATTATTCCTATTATTTTTTCACAAGGCCTCGGGTCAAAGTCATACCTATCATCTTCAAGCATTCTAAGAAATCTCTTACATCCTTTTACCTGTGCCTTATTTACGTTTATTCTACCCTCTACAATATTGTAAACATAATCAAAAACCAACTTGTAATTAGGGTATCTATCTAATTTTTTCTTAGACATCCCTTAAGGCCTGGGCCAGTTTTGAAACCTTTTTATCGGCCGTATCATCTTTTATTTTCTTTAGCCCTGATGGTGATAACCCTAGTTCTCTAGAATAAGAAATAATGTCTGTTCTCAACTTTTCAATTATAAGATATTCAGGACTTTTAATGTAGTTAGTAGCCCCACTTTTGTTTGTGTACTTAATTGTATATTCTGACCCATTAAGATTAAACTTCTCCAACATCTGATTATATTCCAAAAGCATATTGGAATACACGTCAATAATATGGTCGAAAGACTTATTATATGTGCCAACAGCTCCCATTTTCTTAACAATATCTTTCCTGTAATACTTAAAATCTTTTTCTTTTTTTCTTGCCACGGTTATCACCACCTCCTTCCTTGATTATGTTTTTCAATATATAGAGCGTTTTTGATTTTTATCAAATTCTCATTTTCCCCCCTTTTTTGAAAAAATGAGACTATTGGAAACCCTTACCCTCTCCCCGTTGTCCCTACTGCCTTTGTTATGTTTTTAGGTAGGGGGGATATTTACTGTGTCTCTTGTTCGCTGTAGTAAGCTAATATGACATTTCTAACTTCTTCTATGTTTCTGTTATCTGTGTCTTCATAAAGTCGCTTCAAACATTCTTCTTTTGTTGTCCTCATAATAACAACATCTGGGTCATAAAGTACATAGTCATAGTAATACTTACTCATTTGAGTTGTTATTATATAAGCTGTATCAAATTCTGATTCAACCTCAAGCATCTTCAGAAATGTTTTTCTAAACTCATGCAAATACTTTTTGATAAATGGATTGTTGTCATGCAGATCACATCCGGTCATGGCTCTTGATATTTCATCATAGTCAAAGACTATGTCATTCTTGCCCATGTGCTTCCTAACATATGTCGACTTACCACTACAAGGTGGACCCACAACAAATACTATCTTGGTCATCTTATCGGTCTCTCTCTTTCTGTAGTAAAGCTGTTGATATTTTCTTCCCAACTTCGATAGAGTCTTATGCTTTCTGTCATGCATTTTATTATGACACTCATCACATAGTGATATGAGATTTTCATTTGCCAAAAACAAATCTGGATATCTATCTGCAGGGTTTATATGGTGAACCATAGTTGCAGATGTTGTTATGTTTTTTCTGCTGCATTCCATGCACTTATATCCATCTCTTTTAAGGATTGCTTCTCTTTTTTTTTCCCACTTTCTGGTTGAGTAATTTTTCATTATCTCACCTCTCGAAATGTGACATATCTAATATTGTGTAACATTTCAAATTTAAGATTTCAGTAAACCCACATATATTGATTTTATATATATTTGAACTACTTTTATATTTCACTGTTTAAGTTTAAATGTTACGCCCACTCAATATGTCACATTTTATATAAATTAAAAATAACTCATAGACTCATAGGCATCAGATATGGTGTCCTGATTAATGCCTATATATCTAAGAGTGATTGATGGTTCGCTGTGGTTAAATATATTTTGGAGTATAGCTATATTTTTAGTTTTGTTATAGTAATTATATCCAAAAGTCTTCCTAAGCGAATGGGTCCCAACATTTTCAATGCCAAAACCACTACAGGTATCTCTAATTATCCTATAGGCATGCTGCCTTGACACAGACTCAATACCTGTCTTAGAATTTGATATTAAATACTCATATTCTTCCTTGCCATCAATATATAGATCAAGTTCCTTTTTTAAAAATTTGTTGATCTTAATGACCTTACTTTTATTGGTCTTCTTCTCTTTGATTCTTATGCTATCTTTACCTTTTACATGTTTTACCTGGAGCTTTAAGATATCTGATATTCTTAAGCCAGTATATAAACCTAGACAAAATAACATATAGTTTCTTGAGTTGGTTTTCTTAAGATATTTCAATATATCTTCCAACTTGTTATTATCTCTTATAGGCTCAACATAATTCACATATCACCGCCTCCTTAATTTTCATAAATATAAAAAAGAGGAAGCATGCTCCCTCTTTCCTTGTGTTACAGAATGAATAACTTTTTAAATCTGTTTACTCTTTGACTTGAATATATTATAACACAGATTTAATAGGATTTCTGTGCTAAAAGTGTGCTACTTTTCAGCTTGCTTAGTTGATATTTTTGAACTATCCTTATTTAATTCAAGACACTTCATCCCAAATAAGGCAACTGCTATTTTACGGACTGCACCTGCCCTTTTTCTTTGGACCCAGGACCTTTCATAGCTTGTAAATTCAGCAATCTTACAATCTGGGATATTGTCAAAATATCTCATTTCAATAATTTCCCTCTCCTCGTCCGATAACTCAGCCATCCCTTTTTTAACAAGGATAATATATTTTTTTTCATCTTTAATTTCCCTTTGAATTTTTTCAATCATCTCAGAAACTTTGACAACCTGCTTACCAATAGGATCTCCGTTACAGGACGATACTCTTACTCCATCTGTAGACACCGCCTTTATTCCTCGGGTCTTATATTCATTAATTTCAGACATTGTATTTTCAAGAATGCCTACATGTCTAATTATCCCCCTGTGATTTCTAAGGATCATTTCTGTGCTTTCGTAAAATTCTTTTTTAATTCTAAGCTTTCCCAATATTTATCACCTGCCTTGAAATTTATACCAAGCTTGTCTATATTCATTATTTTTATCATGCAATTCGCCATGAACCATGCCACATCTTAAGCATCTATAAAATGTGCCTGAAATACTTTCTTCTTTGATTTCTTTTTCACCGCAAAACTCGCACTCATTTGGCAATAATCTAGTTTTCATATGTCCTCCTAAAATGGAACGTCATCATCATCAACTGCAGCAAACTCTGTCGGTGATTCTGGTGGTTCCTCACTCTTTGTTGCCTTATTTTTACTTTCCAATGCTTGAATGTTACGACCAGCAACCTTTGTGAAAGTTCTTTTTTCTCCCTCCGGTGTTTCGTACCTATCAACCCTTATAGATCCTTGAACCCCTACTAACCTGCCTTTAGTTATGTAGTTAGCAACAAACTCTGCAGGTTTGCCCATAATTTCTACTGGTATGAAGTCTGTAGTAATTGACCCGTCCTTATTTTTATAATCTCTATCAATAGCCAATGTAAATGTGGCTACTGCTGTTCCTGATGTTAAATATTTAAGTTCAGGATCCTTAGTTAATCTTCCAACTATAACAACATTATTCATCTATATCCTCATCTTTCTCATCTTTCTTAACTATTTTAATATATCGCTTGCCCATTATGTTTTGTTTTCCACAATTATCACAATCAATAGCATCATAATATGTGTTTCCATTAAACAAAGCAGAGCTAGATGTGTCAATTACAATGTAGTGGTTTTTTAAGGACAAATTAAGTTCTTTATTGCAAAAAGAACAGCATTTCTTCTTGAAATTATTATTCATTACTTTCCTCCATCTAATTAGTTAATGTCATAATCTTCCCACATACCTATTTGTATGCTCTTATCTACTTCTTTACCATCTAATATCATTGTTCACTTTTACCCCCTATCTTTATTTGTGCAAAGCTGCCAAGAATATTAGCATCCAAGTTAATCCCCATCCCCAATAAATATAACTGTCATTTCTCATGTTATTCTCCTTATATCATAAGTATCTTTATTTTATTTCCTCTAGCCTGCACCAACTGGGCTTTATAATATCTTCGCCTATGTTTGCTCTTATAACATCCTCATAGCTTCCCAATATGCCAAATTGAATATTACAAACATATCCATATGTCCCTGATTCGCATACTTTTCCATCTATGCTAGAAAACTCTCTATCTCGCCATCTCTCTCTTGGAAATGGTAGGTTATAAGAACACATTCCAAAAGGGCATTTATTACAGTATTA